GCCAAGGAACAAAAAAGGGCAAACAGTTTGTGAAGCAACCGAAAGGGATTGCAAAAAAAACAGCTAAATATAGGAGGTACAGCTAATGCCAGGAATGATGAAAAATAACATGAAGAAAAATGGTATGAAAAAAAATGGTATGAAGAAAAAATATAAAGGTTTTTCTAAATTACCAGAAAGAGTACAAATGAAAATAAACAAGAAATTAGCTAAGAAGGTATAATGAGAAAAGGACTATATGCTAATATACATGCTAAAAGAAAGCGTGGTGAAACTATGAGAAAAAAAGGTGCAAAAGGTGCACCTACTGCAGCACAATTTAAAAGGGCTGCAATGACAGTTAAAAGGAAAAAATAATGGTAGCTAAGAAATATCAAAACCCCTCTGGAGGATTAAACGAGGCAGGTCGTAAGTATTTCAAAAGAACTACAGGTGCTAATCTAAAAAGACCTAGTAAAAAAGTTGGTAATAAAAGAAGAGCCAGTTTTTGTGCAAGGATGAAAGGCATGAAGAAAAAACTTACATCAGCTAAAACAGCTAGAGATCCTAACAGTAGAATTAATAAAGCACTTCGTGCTTGGAACTGTTAATATAAAATAAAAAAGGGGAGCCATATAGACTCCCCCTCGCAGGCAACAACAAGACATTTAGAGTATTTACTCTAGATGTCTTTTTTTTTGGTCAACCAAAACTTTAAATTTTTTGTATAATCTGTTTGATATCATCTTCTAATTTTTTACCCAAAGAGTTAGCATGATTTATTATGGCAGCACATAGATTACCATGATAGGGTAAACCCTTTAGTGCTTCTCTTATTTTACCTACAGGTTTACCTCCATAATCTATTACAATAGTATTTTTTTCATTCAATCCTATCTTTAATTCAAATAATAACCCAGTGTAGTGTTTGGTATTATTTTTTTCCATTATCTTTCTCCCCAGCTTGTGGCTTAAAAGGTACTAATGATACTAAACTATTCATAAGAGTTATAACTTCTCCATATGGTCTAGTCATTAAGTATTTCATAATATCTTTTAACTTTTCAGAATCAATAAGATATTGCTTTGGTTGTATTTGTTTTTCCATATGTCCTCCTATTAAAATGGAATATCATCCTCATCTGGATAATATTTATCTATTACTCTTATTTTATCACACGCACAAGATATTACTTCTAATAGTTTATCTATCTCTTCAGCAATTTGTGGATGCTCACCTATACCTACAGGTTTAGTAAGGTATACGTGTATTGTAGCTTTTGCTACGTCTACTTCAGCTTCGTACTTTTTTTTCAAAGCCTTTATCATGTCGTTCATTACTCTGCTCCTTTAAATTGGTAGTATTTGTTTTCTATTAAATCCTCATCAATTAAATAAGGATTTTCTTTTGCTTCTCTAGATTCTCTAGCATCTCGTATAGTTTGATTTAGCGTTCTACCATCACGTAAACAATTACATACAAAATCTTCTACTTCTAACAAGGCTTGCTTAACTTGTCCCATTGCTAACCTCCTTAACTAATCTATTAAGATACCACTGAGCCTTTTGTAAATCCTCTAATGGTTCTCCTTTAAATTTATATCTTGAAACATACTTCAAGACATTACCTTTAAGATATCCATGATACTCATCATTCTCCATAGCATCACGAATAACATCTATGGTTTCTTTTTTACCATGCATGTAGTGTGAAGGAGAGTGCACATTGTCATGCTTTCTCTCATTCTCATATGATATATCGTGACCATGGTCTATCTTATTTGTATATGTACGCTTATCTTTTACCATATTCCCTCCTTATAGTTTTGATATTGATTAACTCCATATTATAATTACCATTTGTAACTTCTCTTTTAATAACTAAACCACTCCACCACATATGCTGAGTATCTCTAGCAAAATGTTCTTTATGATTTAGATAGCATCCAGCAGATAAAGCGTGTAACTTTTTACCATTAGGTAGTGTTGATACTGCATAATCTAATAAATGACTATGCCCTACTGTAGCAGAAACTTTATGCTTTGTCAAGATACTTCTTGCAATATTTTCACCAGATATGGCAGATCCCATAATACCAGAGGGTAAGTGGTGAGAATAGTGTACACCATTTACCACCTTTATATTTTTGTATCTAACTTCTTCCCATCCATACTTTTTAAATTTTAAATCATCTATACTTATAGATCCTTCTAACTCTGGATTATCATCTACAAATCTATCTATTCTATCCTCATGATTACCATGTAACATAATCTTTTTAGGTCTATGATTACCTAATCCTTTATTAAATAAAGATAATGCTTCATGCGAACAATCCATATCTTTTTGATATCTTCTACCTTCAAATGATTTTTTACCTCTATCATAACTAGATAGAGAATCCAT